CTGAACGGCATGTTCGGCTACTGGCGTCCCGATGGGCAGTTCATGCCGATGATCGCTGGCGCCGCTGATGACGACAACAGCAACGATGATTCGGATGATGACTCCGATGATGATTCGGATGACTCAGATGACTCAGATGACAAAGACGACGATGATGTCAATCCTGATGATGTTCGTGACCCCAAGGCCATGGCAATCATCGAACGACAGAAGCGCCGTCGTCTTGGCAAGAGGCTAGACAGGGCAGAGAAGGCATTGGCTGATGCCACCAAGAAACTGGAGGAGGCTGACAACGCTACCAAGACCGAGCATCAGAAGGCACAGGATCGTGCCGATGCAGCCGAGAAGAAAGCGGAGGAGTTGGAAGACAAGCTTGAGAAGCAGATGAAGAAGTCGTTGGTCGCTGAGCACGATGACCTCGTGAAGATGACGGCTGATCGACGTAGGACTGCTCTCAAGCTCATCGATCTTGGCGACGTTGAGATTGATGATGACGGTGAAAGCAACATCGATGACGTCATTGACGAACTGAAGAAGGAGGCACCGTTCTTGTTCGAAGACGATGCCTCTGATGACGACGATGACGACGATGAGGACGACCGTCCGAAGACCAGTAGGAAGCGCACTGCTCCGCCACCTAAAAGGAGGAAAGACAAGAATGCCGCAGAGCAGACGGACCTGATTACACGAATGCCGCATCTTGCGAAGCATGTCAAGCGGTAGGTCCTTGCTCATCGCGGCAGGTACATAGTAGGATTCGCGACTGTAGGAGTTCCGCGAACTCCACCCGGCCGCTGCCAAACGCGAGACGCGCAAATCTCGTGGTCCTTATTGGTTGAGACGAAGGAGAGCCACATGGCTAGGTTCGACAAGTACGAACCCTATGCTGGTGGCTTTCGGGCAAAACTCGCTGCGAACTGGGCTGCCGCTGATGGCACTCCAGTGGCTGTGGGTCTTGACGCTTCTGGTCTGGTAGTTCCCGGTGGGGGCACCAGTGGAATCGTTGGCATCGTGGTTCTCGTGAAGAACCACAAGAACGCTGGCGATGTGGTCGACGTCATGACTCATGGTGAGATTGTGGAGGTGGGCGACACGGGATTCACTGGTCGTGCCGCTGGCATCCCGGTCTACGCAGTGATCGCGTCCGGAGCTCTCACTAACGTGGCTACCGCGAACGTCAAGGTAGGCCACATGGTGGAGTCTGATCGTCTCGTGGTGCGCAAGGGTGCCGCAGCCGGCACCGGCGCGTAGAGAGGAGGAGAAGCTGTGATCGAGCTGCCGAACATGCAGCGTTCGAACCACAAGCTCCATCGCCTCCTCGTTCCGGCGAGTGCGATCGAGCCAGCATCATTGAAGGACCTCCAGGCTCTCGGGTTCATGCCTGAGATCGCTGGTGGAGCACGAGGTTTCAACCAGTCCGGAGACGTGGTGACGGAGACGGCAGACGGTCGTCCCCTGAACGATCTCTGGAATGAGTATCAGCAGGCTCTCGGCATGTACAATGCTGAGAGGGACCGTCTTCTGCAGATCCTCACATTCCCAGTCACCAAGGTGATTGAGGATGTGTTCCAGGGTGGCGATACGGTCGACTTCGAAGAGGCGTCGGAGTTCGGCGTGCCTCGCTCGGTGCGAAGCACTCCGCCCACGTACTACAGCCTCGGATATGCGTTCAAGTGGTGGGACATTGGTGCCCGATTCACGTGGGAGTTCCTCGCGGAGTCGGACGCCGATCAGGTGGACAACTTGAACAACCTGATTCTGGAAGCGGACAACCGTAACCAGTTCGTGCATGTGTTCAAGCAGATCCTGAACAACGTCACTCGGACGGCATCGATCAACAACCAGAACTACTCGGTGTTCCCGATCTACAATGGGGACAGCACGGTGCCGCCTCGCTACAAGCAGACGGTGCACTCTTCTGCTCACCAGCACTTCCTCTCCTCTGGAGCGGCAACGGTGGATGCAGGAGACCTCGAGGCGATGTACGCACACTTGGCTCACCACGGTTATTCGTGGCAAGAGGGATCGGCGTTGGTGCTGTTGGTCAACTCCGCCCAGATGGCAACGATTCGTGGATTCAGGGCTGGTGTGGCTGGAGCGACGTATGACTTCATCCAGGCGGAGACGATGCCGACATGGGCATGGTCGCCTGCTGACGTCCTCGCTGCTTCGGAACGTCCAGGTGCTGCTCCGCCATCCACGTGGAACGGTCTCGTGGTGCAGGGTCGCTACGGCCCATGGCTTGTGGTTGAGGACGACTTGATTCCCGCAGCGTACATGGTTGGTTTCGCTTCTGGTGGAACTTACCGTGGCACGAACTTGGTTGGGCTCCGCGAGCACGCCAAGGCTCAGCTGCGTGGACTCAGGCTCGTGAAAGGCACCGATCCAGACTACCCGATCATCAACTCGTACTACCAGCGCGGTTTCGGCACAGGTATCCGCCAGCGCGGAGCCGGTGTTGTGATGCAAATCACCGCTGGTGCGTACGCCATCCCATCCGGCTACACCTGGTAAGAGAGGAGGTGACCAGGACCATGTCGATTGACATCGCAGGCAAGCTTGCCAGTGGCAAGAAGCTCACGGATGATGAGATTGAGTACGCGTCTGATCGTGGCATCGAGCTCCCTGATGAGTACGATGCTGCAGTGAAGTCGTACCGTCTCTCCATCGGCGACGACGGTGCACGTCCACCGGAGCCAGTGTTTCAGACTGGACCGGCGTTCGCAGCACCAGTGGATCCCGGTCTCTTCCTTTCTGAGGATGAGCTGGGTCAGATGACCAAGGACCAGCTGCTTGCAGTTGGTGACCTCAAGGGTGTGGAACTCTCGGGCACGAAAGCCGAGATGGTTGCTGCTCTGGCGGGCACCGAAGCTGAGTCCGAGGAAGACGAGGGCTGAGCATGGCCACGCCAGAACAGGTCGTCGAGGTCCGTCTCAACACAGACGAACCAAGGGACTCCGAGGATTGGACCGATACTGCCATCGATGCCGTCCTTGATGCTCTTGGGGGCAGTGTGAGCGCGGCCTCGGCGACCATCTGGCGCAAGAAAGCAGCAGCGTATGCCAAGCTCGTTGATGTGAGTGAGGCTGGAGCTTCGCACAAGTTCTCTGACCTGCATAGAAACGCTCTTGAGATGGCCAAGCAATATGACAATCAGGCTCTTCTCTTGGGCGAGATCGATGTGATGGCAGCAGGACATGCGAGGGTGAAGGTGATAGATCGTGCCTACAACGACGCGTGACCTTCATAAGATCCAGACCGAACAGTTCATCGATGCGAACTCAACATACGTCACGCTGCATCGTTTCAGCCGAGTGCCCGATGGGGCTGGAGGCATGAAGCCAGGAACGGAGGAGATCCTCGGTGCGCAGTATTGCCGAGTGGTTCACCAGACCAGGCCGATGCCTCATGTGACCGAAGAGGGTCTCACAGTTCTCATCGACAAAGTCATCGTAGGTACAGATGGGTTGGATGTCGCTGTGGGTGACACGTTCACCTATGCTAACAGACAGTACCAAGTCATCAATGCCTTCGATGAGCCAGGATGGCATCGCAGAGTTGCGGAGGCCATCCACCATGGCTAGTTCTGCTCGAATCGTGATTTTGAGTGACACGCTCACGCCCAATCTGAAGCTTCTTCCGGAGAAGATTGAGGCAGCCGTCGCGACAGCAGTGGACTACTCGGCCACTCGGGCTGAGGCTTATGCAAAGTCCAACGCTCCTTGGACAGACCGGACAGGTAATGCCCGTGGCGGTCTGTTTGCTGAACCGTTCCATGACTACGGGAACAACCATGGCTATGACATCGCTCACTCTGTGCCGTACGGCATCTGGCTTGAGGTCCGCTTCGAGGGCCGATATGCCATCATTGAGCCGACTGTCCAAGCCATGGGTCCCGAACTCATGGGACTGGTGGCTGGCATCCTAAGGGCATTCTGATGGCAGTAGATTGGCGGACATGGGTCTATGAAGCCCTCACTGAAGATGCAGGTGTCATTGCGGTTTTGGGTGACCGAGTGTACTCTGAGGTGGAGGCTGAACCAGAGAAGCCATTCGCAGTTGTCAGGATGACTCAAGATGTTCCTGAGGTTCATCAGGTCGAGGGTGCCATATCAACTACAACCACCATCTGGGTGCATGATGAGCCAGGAAGTTACGTGAGGATCGATAGCCTGTTGTCGCTCATCAGGACGGCCATCAAGGCCAAGAGTGACTTGTCGGGTGTTGGCATCTTCCAGGCCATGTGGACTGGTGATGGTCCGGACCTGGCTGACGATTACAGGAAGACCATTCTCAGGACAACTTCCTACAGACTCGTGGGAAGGAGGTAAGCATGCTTCTGAAGTACACGGGTAATCGCGATGCGCGCTCCATCTCACGAGAGGAGTTCGCTGCGATCATCCCAGACCTTGGTGGTCCAATCGACAACGATGATGTCGTGTGGGACGAAATGAATCTCTACACGGCTGACGTCAAGAATGCAACTGGTGAATGGCTTCTTCAGAACTACGCAAACCAGTTCGAGAAGACAACCAAGAAGGAACACGAAGAAGAACTGAAGGCTGCTGCCGAGGATGAACTCTTGGCAGGAGAAGGGGAAGCATGATAGAACTTCGATGCCAGAACAAGATGCACGGAATCCTCAGCGACGAAGGTCTTGTTGAGGTGAAGTGTGATAGCCGCAAGTGCGGTGCTCGTCCTGGTGTCATTGTGCTTCATCGTTTCTCTCTGGCTGATGGCTCGCCCATCGAAACACTTCGGTTCAAGAACCCGGACAAGGAGGTGAAAACACGTGACGCTTCCCGCATACGCTCTGCCGTTCGGTCTGCGTGATGTCAAGGTCGCACCGATGACTGGTGACGCCACTTACGGCGCATTGGTTGACCTGCCGGCCTCACGCACCCTGGCTTTCGCAGAGACGGAGGAATCAGAGGAGCTTCGCGGTGATGACACGGTCATTGCTCGTCGTGGCCTGGGAAAGACTGTTACTTGGTCTTTGGAGGCTGGAGGTATCAGCCTCGATGCCCTGAAGGTGATGATGGGTGGCACGCTGACCCTGACAGGAACTCCTCCGAACGAGAAGGACACCTTCGCCATGTTGGGGACGGACGCTCGTCCCTACTTCAAGATCGAGGGACAGATCATCAACGACAACGGCGGAGACATCCACTGTCTGATCTATCGGGCCAAGCTCGATGGTGATGTTGGTGGAGAGTTCACAGAGGGAGGTTTCTACCTGACTGCTGCAGATGGCATCGCCATCCCCCGAGTGGACAACAAACTGTTCGATCTCATCCACAACGAAACGGCGGCAGTCATCACGTAACACCCGACAACGAAGGAGCGAATCATGGAGGCCCAGGAGCCCACTCCTCTCGCCGCAACATCAGCCGAGAGTTGGAAGCAAGCAGCAAGACAAGAGCATGAGTCATATCCGCTTGAAGTTCCGAGCGGGAATGTCGCTCTCGTTCGCAAGGTCAGTGGTGAGGAGTTCATCGCCTCTGGCTGGATTCCGAACCCACTCATCCAGGTCATCGAAGACCTTATGGGTATCGAAGACGACGAGGAGCGAACTGAAGAAGCAGCCAAGAAGGTTACAGCCGACAGGCTGCGTGCAATGTCCGAGTTGGTCGACCGAGTTGTTGTTGGCTGCACTGTTCAGCCGAACGTCCAGCCTATACCTGTATGCAAGAAGTGTGAGCTTGTGTACTATAACGATGTGCATACCGGAGAGGACATGAAGGACAAGAAAGGCAAGGTAGAGCTTGCCGCTCATGACTACAAAGACCCTGGTAGAGATGAGGCTTTGCTCTACGTCGATGAGGTCATCTGGGATGACAAGTTTGCTGTTTACGAGTTCGCGTTGTCGGAGGCCAACGCATTCGTTCGGTTTCATTCAGAACAAGAAGCAGCTGTGGAGCATGTACCAGACCGCAAGGTCGTTCAGCGTAAGACCAAGTCAGCTGCTGGCAGTTGAGGACCCATTCGTGGCTTACTGTATCGATGATGCTGTCAGCTTCTTCGGCAACTTCATCGAGTCAGCCATCATGAGTGTCGAAGGAAAGAACTCTAAGGATACTGCTGGTAGACAGAAGCTTCAGCTCAGGAGACTGCTGAAGGATGGACCTGTGAAGACAGTGCGACAGTTTGCAGATCCAGTGGCGATGGGGAAGGTGACGGTGAACAAGGTTGAGTGACTTTGACCTTGGGACTGCCAGAGGTCGAGTAGAACTCGATACATCTGATGTAGATCGAGCATCAGCATCGATCGGAAAGTTCGGGAGTAGTTTCTCGAGCTCGCTGTCGTCTGCCGGAAGGAAGATGACCTCTGCTGGTCGCACCATGACCAGCCATGTCACACTTCCTCTTTTGGCACTTGGGGCTGCGGGTGTGAAGACGGCTGTCGACTTTGAGAAGTCGATGAACAC